AATTTTATATATTAAGATATGGAGCCAGATGGGTAAATGAAAAGGTATTGTATGGTTAACTGGAAGAAATCATTGAGAGTCGTACAATATGCTGGGCGAAGGGTTCCGCGTCTCATGGCCTTAGCCTCTCCATATCTTTAAGAAAGATATAAAATAAATATGAATAAGAAGCTTTTTAACAACTTGAAGTCTGCTTTAGAAGAGGTTGTTATCTATAAAAACATTACCAGCAACGGTGGTGAGATGGCACGTGAACAACGTATATGCGCTGAATGCGGTAAAGATAAACCAGAGTGCGCATATTATACATACTTTACGTTAGAAGATGGTACTTGGGTTTCTCGTCGTATCTGTGACCAATGTGGTACT